CAAGTAATGGGCGACACGCAAGATAAGACCGATGCGTATGCAGCATTAGATCAAAGTGAAGTCGATGATTACTTACAGGACATACTCGGAAACGAGCCTGTAACCTGTGATTGTCAAGAATAATGAGAAAACATCCATATCAAAAACTATTAGACCGTAAACGGAAATGGTCTCCCGTAAAACCCACCGCTGGAGTATTCAAAGATGGATCAGAAGACACTATTAGGCGTGCGCTCGCTGCACGTCATATGGAGTTACCAGTCGGTGCCTTTATTAAGGAAGGTCTTGAAAAAGATGTTCCCGAAAACGCTAGAGAACTACTGATAGATAATGTCAAAGACGAAGAAAGACATGATCTTGCTTTACAGTACATAGTAGATGCTCATGGCGCAGATGAAAATGCAGAAAAAGAGGCGAAGTTAATTAGAGATGCCTGGATTAAACACCCTGACCATACAATTACCAAAGCTCTGGTCGCAGAACGGGCCATCTTCTTCGTTCTACTCCCTATGTTTAGGTTTAATGGGGATGCTGCTCTTCGCACTGTATCTGCCGATATCTCCAGGGACGAGCAGATCCACGTCGGAAGTAATTCTCTTGTTTGTGCTGAGCTGGGCCTATCTCCTTCTCCTTCTTTGGATAAACTTAGGAAGGCCACCATTAACTGGATTCTTCAACCTCTAGGTACAAATACCTACGATAAATATTTGGACAAAAAATTCTGGCTGGATGCAAGCGACCGCTTAATGTATGAAGGCAAAGCACCAGAGTTTTCTGAGACCAGATCTGCCCGTATGCCAGCTTTTTTTGAACATGCCAACACAAATCTCCCTCAATACGCTTAAGCTCCACAACGAGCGGGTGAATGAGGTACTTAAGAAAGTCGAAGACAATTTTAAGTGGAGACCTGTCCACCCTAAAGAACCAATCGAATCAATTATGTATCGCGCTGGTCAAGCCAGCGTGGTAGAATATTTAAAACAACTTACTGAAGAAGAAGAGTAATGTGTGTATCATTTGGAGGTGGTGGTGGTCGTAAACCAGCCTCACCTTTACCTATAACACCAGCCCCTCCTCTTAAACCAAGTCCACCTCCTCAAGAGATACCAACTCCTGAAGAGATTGATAAGAACATTGGTGAAGAGGAAATTGTTAAAGGTAAAAAGAAAACAAAACTTAGAATAGATAAACTTAAAGCAGGTGTTAAAGAGTTCGGAGCTATTACAGGTGATGTACCTACAGCACCAACTCAAGGTATAACACCACCAACAGGAGGACCGTAAAATGTGTTTAGCAAACTACTTCAAGCAAGTAGGTGAAAATGCTCAGAAGTCATCAAAATCATTTATTGCAGGAGCCTTAACAGGTAATGATGGTCAACCACGTACATCAGGTAGCACAACTAATGTCTTTATGATGAAAGGTTTTAAGGATAAAATATCAAGAAGGCCAAGCAATATAGATTCAATGAAGTCTGGTGGTAGCCAACCAACAGGGAAAGCATCTGAAAGGTACGGATAAATTATGAAAGCACGTGACAGATACAATCAACTAACCAAAGGTAGAAACCAGTTCCTTGATACCGCAGTTGAATGTTCTAGATTAACGTTACCTTATCTTATCCAAGAAGATTTAAGTTCACGTCCAAACCATCAGAAATTAATCCAACCTTGGCAGTCAGTTGGATCTAAAAGTGTAGTAAATTTAGCGGCTAAATTAATGCTCGCTTTACTACCTCCACAAACTAGCTTCTTTAAACTTCAAGTTAGAGATGATAAGCTAGGCGAGGATATGCCAAGAGAGATAAGAAGTGAACTAGACTTATCCTTCTCCAAGATGGAGAGGATGATCATGGATTACATCAATGCCTCTAGTGATAGAGTAGTTGTACATCAGGCACTCAAACATTTGATTGTCTCAGGCAACGCATTGATATTCATGGGTAAAGATGGTCTCAAGAACTACCCACTTAACCGCTTTGTTATCAACAGAGATGGTAATGGAAATGTTTGTGAGATAGTAACAAAGGAACTGATAAGCCGTAAGATACTTGGTATAGATCTGCCAGTATCACTACCGAATGCCCCAGGGGATGACGGTTATCAGGCAGGATCTGACGATACAGACGTTGAGGTGTATACCTACGTCCGAATGGATGAGAAGAGTGGTCGTTGGACTTGGCATCAGGAATGCTTTGATAAAATTCTTCCTGGTAGTCGTAGTACTGCACCTAAATCCGCCTCTCCATGGTTAGTTCTCAGATTTAATACAGTAGATGGTGAAGATTATGGACGAGGTAGAGTAGAAGAATTCTTAGGAGATATCAGATCTCTTGAAGGATTATCTCAGGCACTAGTAGAAGGCTCTGCAGCCGCTGCTAAAGTTGTCTTCCTTGTATCACCATCAGCAACTACAAAACCAAAGACTATAGCCGATGCTGGTAACGGTGCAATCGTTCAGGGGAGACCTGATGATGTAGCTGTTATTCAAGTAGGTAAAACTGCTGACTTCCGAACAGCAGCTGAAATGGCACAAGGATTAGAGCGTCGAATTAACGAAGCTTTCCTTGTTTTACAGATCAGACAAAGCGAACGGACTACAGCAGAAGAAGTTAGACTAACACAGATGGAACTAGAGCAGCAATTGGGTGGGCTTTTCAGCTTGCTTACAGTTGAGTTCCTAATACCATATTTAAATAGAACTCTATTAGTATTACAACGTAGTAATCAAGTACCTAAATTACCTAAAGATTTAGTACGTCCTACTATAATAGCAGGTGTAAACGCTTTAGGTAGAGGACAAGATAGAGAAAGTCTAACACAATTCATTGGTACTATTGCACAAACACTAGGACCAGAAGCATTAATGAAGTTCTTAAACCCATCAGAAGCTATCAAAAGATTAGCAGCTGCACAGGGTATTGATGTTCTTAATTTAATTAAGTCAGATGAAGAGCTTCAAATGGAAATGCAAATGCAACAAATGCAAGCAATGGAGATGGAGCAATTAAAACAAACTCCTAACATGATGAAATCTCCAATGCTTGATCCATCTAAAAACCCCGAAATAGCAAATGCAGGAGAACAAAGCGACCCGACCCAGGAAGGCACGCCGCAGGAAGCCGAAATTACCTGAAGTTAGTAAACCAGAAACATTGGAAGTAACAAAGCTCGAACCCGCATTAGAGCCACCAAAAACTATGCACGCCAAGAAAGATAAGATTGGCACACCTACAATTGGTCGTGGTCCTAACTATGTTGAGACCGTTGGCCTTGGAAATTTAAAAGTAATTACCGCTAATGGCAGAAACACTGACGTATGATCCCACCCCAGCGGATCAGCCTGAATTATCTGAAGACGAACAGAATTCTCTGGAAGTCGGAGAGAAACTTCAAACTCAACAAGATGAACTCTTAGCTGGGAAATTTAAAGATGCTCAAGAATTAGAATCTGCTTACATTGAACTCCAAAAGAAGATGGGTTCTAATGAAGAAACAGATACTGAAGTTGAGAATAAATCTGAAGAAAAAAATGAAACAGAATCTAAAGAATATCTAGAAGATGGTTCTGTAAATTATAAAGAAGTATCTAATCAATATGGAGAGAAACTTGGTCAAGTTTTTCAAGATAATAGTATAGATATATTTGAAATGGGTAGAACCTTTCATGAAAATAAAGGTGAACTACCTACTGAAATGAGACAGAAACTAATTGATTCTGGTTTATCCGAACAGTTAGTAGATACCTTTACTGACGGTATAGCTGCTAAATCTGGTTACAATAATATGCCAGAAGACATAACTGATTCCCAACAACGTGATATCATGGGTATTGTTGGTGGTGAAAAAGGTTATGAAAACCTAGTTAATTGGGCTACCAGCAATTTAGAAGAATCACAAGTAGAAGCTTTCGATTCTATTGTTACTACTGGTAATCCAGCAGCTATACAATTAGCAGTAGAAGGTATGAAAGCTAAATACGAAGAAGCTAATGGTTATGAAGGACGTATGTTAACAGGTAAAGCCGCTAAATCTACAGATGCATTCCGTAGTCAAGCTGAAGTCGTACAAGCAATGAAGGATCCACGCTATGAAGCTGATCCAGCTTACCGACAAGATGTATATGATAAACTAGATCGATCTCAACTAAAATTCTAATGCCAACAGTACAAGGAAAAAAATATCCGTACACAGCTGCGGGTAAAAAGCAAGCTGCAAAAGCTGCTAAGAAAACAACAAAGAAAAAATAATTAATAGTGGCGACCTGACCTATCATCCTCGCCGCTGTTCAATTATTTACAATTTAATGACAGTTACAACTGAATATGGTAAACAGAATATGTTTGCTAAAGAACCACCAATTGAAGTATTAACTATGAACGACAACGCTGAATTACAAAATGGCCGTTGGGCTATGATAGGAATTATGGCAGCCCTGGGTGCCTATGCCACAACTGGTCAAATAATCCCAGGAATTTTTTAAACCCTTTATAATAAATGACTACAGCCACATTAACCAAACCATTTGACAACTGGCAGCGTTTTTGTGACTGGACTACAAGCACCAACAACCGTGTATATGTCGGTTGGTTTGGTGTCTTGATGATCCCTGCACTATTAACCGCTGCAACAGCATTTATAATAGCTTTTATAGCTGCACCACCAGTTGACATAGATGGTATTCGTGAGCCTGTCTCAGGAGCTTTACTCTATGGAAACAACATCATATCGGGAGCCATTGTCCCGTCA